GCCAGCTTGGCAAGAAACAAGGCCGGAGTACCGAAGGCAGACATTGACTTCTGCCTCGGTCATGTAAATAACGACTATAAGATGGCCGATATCTACATTGATATAGATTATAGTATTTGTGATAAGGCAAATCGCGCTGTATTGGATTTATTGCAGAAAAAAGAAGAAAAAAAAGACTGAAACGTTTGCAAATACAAAAACTCTATATATATTTGCAAACAGAATGGTGTTGAGCTGGATAAAACAATGGTTTTGTCCGGCTTTTATTGCATATATATGCTTCAATAGCGCTTATTACTGAAACTCATCTCATTTTTACGTTATGCGCCGCAAAACAATGACGCATGGAAATTACAGTTTCAAAAACAGCTTTATTAGATAAGTTGAAATCAATCGGGCGAATCATACAGCCTAAAAACACATTACCAGCTTATGACAACTTTTTGTTTGTTGTTGATGAATATGGTCTTATTCTAGTGACAGCAGGGGAAGAAGGTGGGCGCATCTCTACAAACGTAGATGGCGCTGCCGACTTCATCAATTATTCTTTCATGGCTAACGCCAAAACATTACTCGACGGATTAAAAGAAATCCCCGAACAACCATTGACTATATCCATCCTTGAAAAGGAATTGATTGTCAAGTACGCTAATGGCAGGTTTTCAATACCACTTGAAAAAGGCGATCAATACCCATCCATGAACACGGATGATACTGCCAGCCCATTTCTCGTTTCTGGCAATGACTTATTATACGGAATAAGACAAGTCTTGATCTGTAGTGCCAATGATGAACTCCGTCCAGTACTGAATGGTGTCTATTTTGATATCGGTTTAGATTCAATGTCATTTGTCGCAACAGATGGTACCCGTCTAGCAATGATTGAAAATCCATCCGCTTATACGCGCAAGGAACGGGCGGCCTTTATCCTGCCAAGCAAGTTTGCTAAAATCCTTTCTAATATTGTTCCGGAAGATTGCATGGAAGTAGAAATATCGGTAAATCAGACTAATATTTTATTTGAGTTTGATTCATACCGGTTAGTCTGCCGTATGATTGAAGGCCGGTACCCTAACTATCGTGCCGTTATCCCTCAAAACCAGCCCAATCGTGCAGTATTAAAGAAAGCCGATATAGTTTCAGCTCTAAAGCGTGTATCTGTCTTCTGTGACAGCAACTCATCTCTGGTGGTACTCAAATTCGATCCCAACTCTCTTAAAATAGCAGCTCATGATTTAGACTTTTCTAAATCTGCAGAAGAAACGATCAGCCTGCAGTCAGGCTGTGATATTGAAATAGGTTTCAAGAGCAGTTTTTTGATAGAGATGGTAAACAGCATTCCTTCGGAAGATATTGCTATCACCATGAGCGATCCGTCGAAAGCCTCAATCTTTACCCGCTGCGATGAAGAAGTTCGTAGTCTTACTTATTTACTAATGCCTTTATCAATCAACTATTAATATGAAAAAACAAAATTCATTCAAACAGACCATTCAATCTTACTTGGATAAGCGGGCAAAGTCTGATGAACTGTTTGCTGTAGCCTATAGAAAGAAGAATAAGAGCATTGATGAGTGTCTTGCCTATATTATGGGCGAGGCTCTCAAAGAAAGTAGTACGATAAGTTCTGGAGTAAAAGGATGCGGGATGGATAATGACATAGTATTCGGAATGGCGGTCCATTACTACGATGAAGATGATATCAAAGTTAATAAGCAAACCAATTATAAGGTATCAGCTGTGAGTGTGAAAAAAGAAGCAGCTACAGAACTTCTGGAAACTAAAAAGCCTGCTTCCTCCCCTAATAAGCGTAAAGGGAAGAAAACAGAAATACCATTAGGGCAATTTTTATTATTTGAAGACCTATGAAACCGAAAACAGAGTTACAAAAGCAGATAGTCAAACTCAGCGGAAAACTCCCCGCATTGACTGAAAAACAAAGAAGATGGGGAATTATGAATGCGATGGACCATGTAGGACTGCGCCTAAAAAAAGGTCTGATAACCTGCACCCACTGTGGGAAAATCTTCTATGACCTCATGAAGTTGGAAGATGGAGAAATGGATATCTGTCCGAATTGTGGCACCCATCTGAAGATTGAGACCACCACCCGTAAATCATGCCGGGATAATGAATACTTTAATATCATCACCACCTGTCATGGCTTTCAGGTCTTTAGGTATTTCTATATCAGAAAAGAGTTCCATTCCGGAAAGGAGGCATCGTATTGTATAAGAGAAGTTGTCCAGAACTGGATGTCTGCCGATGGGAAATTCAAAACAATGGCCCTGCTTGCAAACATGCACTCGTATTATCGCGATGCATGGTGTCTTGGCACTGACCTTGAAATAAGAGCGAACGACAAAGAGGCTTATCACATCGGCTGTGATGCTTGTTATCCTGTACGCCGTTATCTGTCGGCATGGAAAAAATACGGATTCAAAGGAAAGGTGCATAGTATATACGCTCTTGACTTCTTCCGTTTGATCAGCACGGACAGTACTGCTGAAACCCTCCTGAAAGCCGGACAGTATGAATTGCTTAGGATGTTTTGCGCAGGCAAGGATTATGAGATAAAAAGAACATGGCCTACAATCAAAATCTGTATGCGTAACAACTATGTGGTAAAGGATACCTCCATGTGGTTTGACTACCTTGATCTCCTGGGAGATGAAGGCAAGGATCTCCGTAACGCTCACTATGTTTGTCCTGATAATCTGAATTCCGCTCATGACTTTTATATGGAAAGGAAACGCAGAAAAGAAGAAAAGGAACGTCGTCAGCGTGATATGAAACAAATGGAGGCACTGAAAAAATACGAGAAGGAGTATGAGAAGCTCAAATCGAGATTCTTTGATCTAAATATTTCTGATGGTAACATCATCATAGTCCCTTTAAAAAGTCTCGATGAGTTTAGACAGGAAGGTCAAATCATGCATCACTGCGTATTCACGAACAACTATTTCAGAAAAAAAGACTCTTTAATCCTCTCTGCCCGCATCGGTGAAAAACATATTGAAACCATCGAGGTGGATCTGAGTAAGTTTCAGGTAATCCAATCACGTGGTATATGCAACAAGGATACCGAGTATCATGGACGAATTATTGATCTCGTAAAAAAGAATATGAACTTAATACGTCAAAAGCTGACGGCATAAAAAAGATCTAAATATGGCAAGACCATTAAAACAGGGACTGGATTATTTTCCTTTAGATACAGATTTCTTATCTGATAGGAAAGTACGCAAGATAATAAATGCTTGTGGCCCAAATTCCGTCACTATACTAATTTGCCTGCTATGTAATATCTACAAGGATAAAGGGTATTACATCGTGTGGGACAAAGAAATGCCTTTTGATATTGCTGATATAGTCGGGGTATCCGAGGGCGCTGTAAGTGAAGTCGTGAAGAAGGCCCTACAAGTGGAATTATTCGATAACACCCTGTATAGAAAGTTCCATATTTTATCTTCCCGTGGTATTCAAAATAGATTTAAAAGCTGCACTTCAAAAAGGAAAGATGTTGAAATTATCCCTGATTTTTGGATTAATGACGTCAATAACTCGATTAATGACGTCAATAACTCAATAAATGTAGGTGATAATGAACAAAGTAAAGTAAATAAAAGAAAATCTTCTCCCCCACATATACGCGTGGGAGAACTGTTTCCGACTGATAGTTTTTTCGACAAGTCTTTGGACGATTGCTATACCGAACTTAAATCGAACCGATCGTGGGCGGAGACAGTAACGATGAATACTCGTTCTTCCGGAAACCCTGATTTCACATTAGAGGATTTTCACGAGTGTCTGAAGCTGTTTTTCATGGAGCAACAGAACAAAGGCGAAACATCAAAATCTCCTAAAGATGCGATGTCCCATTTTGCCAGTTGGTTGAAAATTGAACTTAAAAACAAGAAAGATGAACGGAGAATTAATAAAAGCAGGGATACAGGCGGTGCTAAGCCCATTGCAGATAGTCCAGGAGACAGCAGTGATCCGAAAGGAGTTAACTCCGATACAGCAAGCCTTACAAGCTGGATCGACGGCCTCTCAATTGGTCGCTGAATGGAGTGGAACAATCGCACAGTTGAACTGTAATGTCTCATTGTGTGACGTAGCCAATGCCGGGAATATCCCTACTCTGGCCGACGTAAACAGGAGTTTTAGCAATTCAACATCGGTAGAGATTATCACGCAGCATTTGAAGTCAGTACTCAGCTATGCCGGTGTTGAGTTAACCGATGCCCAGCTAGCGGAAACAGCTCTGTCGATATTGTCCAGCTACTGGTATCTGAACCTGGCCGAGTTATGTATCTTCTTCTCTCAGCTAAAAAACGGCAGCCGTGGGCAGTTCGTTTGGGGATCGAAGATAAACAATCAAGCGATCATGGTGGCGCTTGCCGATTTCTGCAAAGACAGGCGTCGTGAAATCGAACGTAAGGAAAGCGCAAAGATACGTCAAGACACGGAGAATGGATATTCACGATCTGAGATGCTGAGTAAGGATATCGTTCTAGGTACGAAAGGCATTCGAAATACTAGAGAAGAAGCTATGCAGAGTTTCGAGGCCTTCTTAAAGTTCTTTCCATATCTACCAGACAGATACCCCCCGGAAGTACTTTGGAGAGCATGGAGAGGCGACAATGAAGCCCTGCAAACGATTTACGGTGATAAGATTCCCGCTAAAGAAGTCGCAGAGAAAGATATCGGGATGTATTTATGCAACTACAATATTGCTAAGAGTAAAGAAAATGAAAAAATATGAGATATTGGCTGTTATCACCATTGCAGCCATAGTTTTTTATACTGTATGTTATTACGTACTGTATTGGTACATAGACAAGTATATATATGAAAATTAAAGTATTGACAGTAAAACAACCCTGGGCGTCGTTAATAGTCCATGGTATAAAAGATATTGAGAACCGGACATGGAGAACGAATTTCCGTGGACGGGTGCTAATACATTCCAGTGGTTCATATGGAAAGAAATTCAAAGTGAATTTGACTGATGAACAAGCAAAGGAAGCATTTACTACAATTGCTAAAGAGTGTATGTTTGGTTGTTTACCATTTGGTTCTATCATCGGTAGTGTAGAGATAGTAGACTGCGTACTGAATCATCCATCTGTATGGGCAGAGAAAGGCGTTTATCACTGGGTACTCGCTAATCCTATTCTCTTTGAGAAACCCATCGTGGACGTGAAAGGTAAGTTAGGATTATGGAATTATGAGTGGGAGGAAACGATATGCTTATAGATTGCGGTAAATGTTCATCAAAGATAGGCTGTGTACATCTTGCCAGTCGAGATTTCTCTAATTGTTGGCAATACAGAGAAGTTATAAAAGAGAAAAAGGAAAAGATTGCTATCGAAGCAATGAAAGCTATGTTATCTAATCCTTCATTAGTTATAGGGAAAAAGAATGATACACCAAGTTCAATAGCAAGAATTTCAGTAATGATTGCCGATGAAATGATGAATCTATTGAAATAATGCTAGAAAATAAAAGCGGCCGGCGTACCACCGCCGACCACTCTCATAAGCACAAAGCTTATAGCTATTAGGAACAGCAAATATATAAAATCTTTGTGCTTATGGCAAGTAAAGCAGTAAATAATTACATAACAAAACGTTACGAACGCTGGCTTGATTACTCTTTGTATCATTGTGGGCTTGCCGGCATTCCTGATGAAGCGACAGATGTCTTGAATGAGGTTATTTGTTCGCTCCTTCAAAAGAAAAACAGGTTGCTGGACAAACTACTTGAAACAAAAAAAAATGGCTATACAGAGCTTGATTTCTTTGTTTTGAAGATGATAAAGCTAAACGCATCCTCTCCTACTTCACAGTATAGGAGTAGATACAAGCCCCTGCCTGTGGATGGTAATGTAGATTATTCAAGGCTGGATATTGAAGATATCCCGGATGAATCAGAAGATAGAAATACTGAAATACTAAATAAACTGCATTTAGTAAGAGATACATTTGAAAGCCTTGATTTAGGTCCAGTAGCAGCTCGTGTTTTTGAGTTTCATTTCTTCCAAGACGGTAATTTTTCCGACTGGGAAGGTCCGGAAACATTGAAACAACTATATGAAATTTATAACGGAGTGCAGGAACTTATTAGAAAGAAAATTAATGGAAGTTCATTGTTCTAATTTGCAATATTATTACTTTTGGTAAAAAAATAACAAAGACATGGCTACAGAAGAAAATATGATTCCAATAGAACCTTATCTTAAGGACTTTAAACAATATCTTGATGCTAATTCAAGATGTATATTATCAGCAAAATTCGGCGATGGGAAAAGCTACTTCATTAATAGCTTTATAAAAGAATATTCAGATGAATATCTGTTCATTCCAATATATCCTGTAAATTATCAGGTAATGGACAATAAAGATATCTTTGAACTAATAAAAAGAGATATATTGATTAGGCTACTATCGAATAAAGATATCAACATTAATGAAATAGAGTTAAGTAATGCATCGTTAATTTATTCTTATTTTATGAATAAATCAGAAGACGCAATTTTAGATGTTATAGACTTGATACCCAAAATCAACGTTTACGGAGTGGATATAAGTATAAGTAGTGTTATCAAAAAAATAAAAAACATAAAAGACAAGTTTGATAAATATAAAGAACAATTTAAGTCAGTTGATAAGACATCAGAATTATATATCACCAAATTTGATTCACTGAAAGGATCAATATATGAATTTGATAGTATTTCTCAATTGATACACGATATAATATGCGAATATAGAAAGCTAAATCCTACTAAAAAAGTTGTTTTGATTATAGAAGATCTTGACAGAATAGATCCTGCTCATATTTTTAGAATACTCAATGTTTTCTCTGCTCATTTCGATAGATATGGGGTTGATAAAACATGCGGTGATAACAAATTCTGCTTAGATAAAATAGTCACTGTCTGCGATATTAATAATATCAAGAAGATATATGCCCATGTTTATGGAGATAATACTGATTTTACAGGTTATATAAGCAAATTCTCAAACAGTAAAGAATATATCTATTCTTTAAAGGACAAATTGAAATGGTATATCACTAATATTCTATTGGATAAGGATTTAGAAAAATACCCCCAAATTAGTGACATACTATCAGATATCATTATTTCATCAATGGATGATGGAAAAACTGTAGAAAGCAATTTACGTATAATAAAGGAACGTACAGTTAAAGCTAATTATTTAATAAGAACCCAAAATATAAAATTAAATCAAAGATTTGCAGGAAAATATATAACATCCAGTTCAGACTTTACAAAGTTGTTAGCTTTATTGAAAGCATTTGGATTTAGCTTCACTGATGTTGATATAGAACCTGCTTTTGATGAGTTTGTGAAGATAATAGGTAAGTACTGGACTTTAGCTCCTATGTTTGATAAGAAAATTATTTTTGAAGTTCAAAAAAACAAGATAGAAGTTGCGTATTATAGAGAAATAGCAAGAGGTATTGGAGATTTTCAACGGTATACTTCTATTTATAATTGTTTTGATGGTGATCAAATTATAGACTTTGACATATCAGGTTGGGATGCAGAAGCACTAGCTTCATCATTAATCTTTGGTCAGATTAATAATATAGTTGATTATCTTAATAGAAAAATTATTATCTAAAAATAAGACTGAGAAGTGTAATAAGAGAAAATATAGCAGGAGAATCTATATTTTAGAATAAAACCTGCTATGGATAATGAAAATATTAAATATGACCCTCACAATTATCGTATTCATGGGGAAGAAAACAAACGATTAATCAACAAGAGTTTGGTTGAATGTGGTGCCGGTCGATCAATTGTGGTCGACCGGGATGATGTAATCATATCCGGTAATGGTGTATATGAGCAAGCGCAATCTCTTGGATTAAAAGTCCGCATTATCGAATCAGACGGGAATGAGCTGATTGCAATTAAACGTGTAGATTTAGCTACTGATGACGAAAAAAGAAAGCTTCTCTCTTTTGCGGACAATCGTACATCTGATACATCATCATTTGATTTCTCATTACTTGTAGAAGACTTTGAAGTAAATCTGCCTGATTGGGGATT